TCGTAGCCTCTAGCCCGCAACCCTTGGTAGCGGGCGTTCTTCAGTTTCACTGCTTTTCTGCATGGCGGGCAAGGGCAACCCCACTGCACGTTCCACTTGGGTGGGTGTGTGTCGTGGTCAGTCACTGTCACCCCACCCTGCAAGCCCAGCGCGCAGAGCGGTGGTGGGGTCGGGGAGGGAGCGGAGCCGTCCGACCATCGCGGCGCTCGCGGCCAGGGTGGAGCCGATCAGGAACGCATGGGTCGGCTCCCCGGGCTTCGGCCCAACGTCTTCGCCAAGCCATGCGAGCACGTCGGCCATGCCGTGTCGCACGATGCGGCGGGCGTCGGTCCCGGGGCTGGGGTAGGTCGGCAGGTGCGGGGACTCGATGACGGTGATGCCGAACAGGGCCATCACTCGCCTCCCTGCTCGCGGAGACGGGCGGCACGGGCGCGGAGGAAGTCACGCGTGGCGTTCTCGGCCAGGTGGCACGAGGTCGAGACGCGACCAGCAGGCGACGGGTCGTAGTACGCGCTCAGGTCCACGCTGGCGGCCGCTTCCTCCAGCGCCTCCGCTGCCCCCTCGGCCTTGGCGGCGGCGAGGTGGGCGTCCGGGGTGCGGGAGTAGCCAGCGGCAAGTACGGCATCGGCGGTGCGCTCAACCGGCGCGATGTCGGTGCCGATGTGGTCGGCCATCGGCGTCATCACGAGCACGTCGATCAGCGCCTCCCGCTCGTCCGCGTCGGGCTCGGCCTTCTTCTGCCCGTCCAGTCGCTTCCTTGCGTCGCTCCGCATCACGCAGCCACCACCCGGTCACGCACGCCACGAACAGGCGCGCAACCCACACAGTGGAACGTGCCGTCCACACTCAGGCGACTCGTGGTCGAGTCGTTCGGGTCCAGCTTCTCCCCATGCTTGCAGTGCGACGGGATCGAATGCGGCAGGTATTCGATGATGCGTTGCCGGGGAGTCATCCCGGCACGCACCCCCTCCACCATCAGCGGCATCGTCTCCACTTCTTTAGCGAGCTGGAGGCAACGGTCCATCACCGGGCAGCCGGCGCACAGGGCGGCTGCGTCTGTTTCGGACAAGTCTCGGCGGTCGAACAGTGCCCACTTGCCGACACACTTCGCTTTCGCCATCCACATGGGTGCAGCGGGCAGTGTTGCGGGCGGGTTGTGCGGGTCCAGGCGGGGGATCGGGTTTCGCAGTGTCGCCATGATGTTTCAACCTTCGCTTTCTCTGTTACCTGTCAATATGGGGCCGGCCAGAGGCCGGGGGTTAGTCGAACAGCCAGCCGATCAGGCCGATGAGTACGAACGCGATGAACAGCAAACCCAGCAGCGAATCCATGTCAGTTGTCCTCGCCGTCGAGGGCGTGGCGGAGATCAGCGGCGTGATCGGCGTCGATGAACTTCGACACCTCGTTGCTGTTCGCCATCCACTCGTCAGCCAGCGCCCGCGCGGCGGCGACCTGGGCTTCGGCAGCCTGGGCTCGCTCGGCGTTCTCGATGGCGATTCGCTTGAACTCCATCGCCTTGCCGAAGAACGCATCCCGCTCCGCCTCCACGCTCGCCACGTGCCCGAATCCGGCAGCGGCGAGGGCTTGGGCGACGTGGGCGCGGTGCCACTCGGCGGCGGCCGTGACCTCGACCTCTTGGATCACGTCGATCGGTCCGGCCGCGTAGTGGTCGCCGCATTCGCAGGCGTAGACCATCTGGTCGCTTGCCGACCACATCCAGCCGGGCGGGTCGTCGTGCTCGGCCAGCACCTCGGCCATGCTCGGTGTCTCGGTCATCGCTCAATCTCCGATCAGGGTGTCGATGTGGCGGACAGCCGCAGCGATAGCGGTGCCTGCCTTGTCAATGTCGCCCTTGCCTAGAGCAAGCATGGCGGTTTCCAGCTCGTTCTGTGCCCTGATGAGGGCGAGAGTTTCACGGTGGGTCATGTCCATGTCCTTTCGGTTGCTGTTTCTGCAACCCCCCGACCCGGCGAACAACGGGGAGTCAGTAGCCGTCTATGGCTACTGCGTGTCCATCCGGGCCGGAGGCAACGGAAACAGTCACCTCCCTCTCAGGGTGTCTAGTTGTTGGTTGTCACATTCGGGCACGGATGAACGCTTCCAGCGTTCCCAGTGCCCTGGTGATGCCGGCGTGCTGGTCTGGCCCCAGCTCCCACGCGGAGTCCAGGACTTCCGCTGTGGGGTTGCCCTTCTCGTACTTCCGCACGTCTTCCTGTAGCCATTCAAGGACCGCGAGCGCGTCCAGTGCGCCGCGCCCTTCTACAGACTTCTGCCATTCGTCAAGCTTCTCTGCGGGACTCATGCTCGACCGCCTCCATTCTCGATGAGTTCGCGGTGCCAATCCGCGTGCAGGCCAGGGGACGTGGTGAGCAGGCGGCACGACCTGCACTCGTAGAGGCTCACGGCCAGATGGTCCCGGTCCATGAGTTCCATGTCGCTAAACGGGAGACCGGAGTAGCCGACTGAAAAATACGGCTCGTAGGTGCTGGTCACGACGCCGCCCCGTACATGCGGCGGTGGCGCTCCTCGAAGTCGCTGTCCCAGTGCAGGTCCGGCCCATCGTGGCCGCGAACGTAACCCTCTGCGATCTGGGCCGCAACGCCGCGAACGTAGTCCGCCATGCTGTCGAGGTCCCAGTCATCGTGAACGGTGATCTTGATTTCCATTGCTCTCTCCTTCATCCAACGATTCCGTGTGAACCTTTAGCCAGCATCAGCAGCACGTAACTGCCGAAGATCAGTGCCGTCCAGGTGCCCGCGCCGATGCGCTCTCGGGTGCTCATTGCTTGCGCCCTTCCAGCAAGGCGCGCAATGCAGGCGACATAGCCGCACCTGTCAGCGAATCACCCAGGTCGCGCAGCGGCATCCCGTCGTGCCGGTGCCCGTCGAGACGTTCCACGGCCTCCGCAACAAGCCACAACAGCGAACGCAGATCGTCCGGCGTGTCAGCGTCGGGCCCGCCGTGCAGGTGCTCCCGCACGGCGCCGTAGGCGTCCTCTAGTGCGCTCACTGTCCGATCACCTCGAAACCCATCAGCTCGAACGTGTGGCGGGGACTGTGGTCGTCGTGACCACACCAGCGGCCCACCCACAACCCGCCAGACTGTGCCTGTGCGGTGAGTGAGTGTGTGGCGCGCTTGTGGCAGTCGCCGCTTGAACAGAAAAGTGTGTCCATGTCAGGCACCTACCGCGTAGCGCCGGAAGTAGACTTCCTGCCGCGCCTCTAGCATCAGCTCGGCAGCGACGACCCGGGCGTACGGGTCAGCGCCAGGACCATCCGGGTAACCGTCCGGTCCCAGGTCGATAGACCCGAGCGACCCCAGGCGCTCGCCGTCCTCGTCCTCCAGGACCGCCCACCACTGGCCATAATCGGTGTGCTCGCGCTCCACGTCGTCATCCCACATCGGGTCGGGGTCGACCTCCCACCGAACCGACCAGCCGAACGCCTCGCCGGTAACCTCGGCCATTGCGAGGGCGTGGGCGCAACGCTTGCGCCCCTCCTCGGCGGTCTCGAAACCGGGCCGGTAGGAGTAGCCGGCGTGCTCGTAGAAAAACGCTTCACGTTCTGCAAGCTTGCTCATCGCTCGTCTCCCAACGTGCGAGGGAAACCCTTTTGGTTTCCCGTGGTGCCCCGGCCAGGTCGTGAACCTGACACCCGCCTAAAGCGGGTCACCGGGGCGGATAGATCAGTGGGACCGGAACACGTAGACGCCGGTCTCGTAGCGGTCGGGCGTGTCCACCGTCCACCGCTCCGTGAAGTGGTCGTGCGCCAGGTCGCGGGCGTAAGCCTCATAATCGAAGTAGCAGTGGCTCCACAGCTTCGCCTGCTCGCCCGTCAGGGAGCGGTGACGGTAGTCAGCGGTTTCGGCGTCCAGCATCTCGCCGGCGCACTCGTCCGCGTACTCGCGGAACGATGCCCACGACCCCGCGTAGGCGTCCTCGAAGCTCTCTCGGGTCGGCTTGTCCCACTCGGCGGGGAAGTCCTCACCGACGTACTCACACCACGCGCGTACGGCGTCCACCGAGTACCCATCGGCCTCGATTGCCTCGCACGTCTCGGCGATAGCCTGCGCGGTGGCCGGCGAGCACTCGCCCTTGATCGGCAAACCCTCGTGATCCATGACCCACAGCTCCTCGTGCGGCGAGTCCCACCCGTCACCGTTGATGACGTTGCCGGCGGCATCCACGCGGATATCGCCCGTGTGCAGCTGCTCCGTGGTCACTTCGCCGGCCTCGATAGCCGGGAACCAGTCGCCCACCAGGCGACCATCGTTGTAGCAAGCCAGGCAGCCGATCCAAACCCGGCGCTCCATCTGTGCGTTCATGGTCACGTCTCCCAACGTGTAGTGATCGAACCTGATTGGTTTTGATCCCCAACCCCTCCCACCGACCACCCCAGCCGATGAGAGAGACAAGAAACCCTTTCCATGTGTGCTGTTGTGGTGTTGCTTGACAAGTACCAGCGTGAGGCTTGCTGTGTTACCTGTCAACTAGGTTGACGGTAAAGGTTCAGCTGTCCGGGGCGACCACCTCCCGGGAGACGCGGTTCCGGTGTCCACGAAAGACCGAGAACACGGGCCGACCGGCCAACCCGCCCGTTGCGTGCCTGCCGCACGCATATGCGGGGGTGTCCATGCCATGCCAGATGGTCACGAGGTCATCGGAGCACGCGCCCACCGACACGGACTCTGTGCCGTTCTCGACAATGGCCGTGAAGAAACCTTCGCGCCCGCTGTCGTCGCGGTCGTAGGTGGCGTCACAACGCACGCCCGACGCAATAGCGGGGGCCCTCATGCCGACACCACCGCGCGGAAACCCCAACGCGTCTCACACCACGTAGCGGCGGCACTGATAGCCACCTCGTTGTGCGGGCAGTCAGCGGGCACCCACCACGTAATGGTGGTGCCCTCCTCAGCGTAAACGTTTCGGTTCATGTCCGTCTCCCAACGGTCGGCGTGAACTTGACAACCACCAATCTGGGGTACGCGTCGGCATCTGTCAAGCACCTAGCCAAAGATTCTTTGGGTGATCCTGACTCACACGGGACGCGCTGGGACAGCGAACACGGACACAGGGGAGGAACGGTGCCACTAGCACCGTTGCGCCCGTCTACCGAATGGGTGCCCAGGGACGCTCACGCACACCAAAGCGTGAAGCGTCAAGCATCCCCGCCGGCGGTCAGCTGACATGTCTATGTCTACCTGATCAGTAGACACTGCCGAAGCGCTCCGCTTCCCCTGCCCCCCTCGCTGTGGATGGCGAACACGTGTGTACGTGGAAGCCAGTAGGCAGCAAGTCTGACAGAGTTATGTCAACCTGACGCGAAGGTGTCACAAGTCCTGGGCATAGCCCACATAGGGGAGTGAATCGGTGCCGCCCATAGGCACCGTGTGTACCAATGCTGGGCTAGTTGCACGGTGGTCAGGCAGTAGGGCATGAGGGGGTGGGGGCACCCCCTCGCGGTCGAGCTGGGTGGGGGTGGGGGTGTCCGTTTCGTCCACCTATGACCCCCCAGTGTTTAATCGCCGGCCCCCTCTCCCCCTCTCTATCACCGAACATACGTTCGTGGCTGAATGGCGTTGTGGGGACACTGGTGGTGTCCCATATGTCCGTATCGCATGTTGAGATACTACGCTGTGTAGTATGTTACCGGGAAAGTTTTTTAGGGCCTCTGACCTGCAAGGATGCATGTTACCGGAAAAAACTTTGGACCCAGTTTTTGCAGGGGGGTATCAGCAGGGGGTTATATATAGTGAGAGAGGGTTTAGAGAAGGACGAGCGAAGCGAGGACTTCGAGAAACCCGAACGAACCAGCTGAACAGTAGGGCCGCACAGCAGTGCGGCCCACAGAGAGACAGGTCCACTAAGACCTGTCTCTAACTGTTACTGCTACAGAACGGAACGACGCTTCAAGGCGTCGTTCCTACGGTGCGCGTAAGCGCGAGGCAGGGAAGCTTTGGAGCTTCCCCAAGTTGTCAGCCTCGGACTACGAACACGACAGTGTTCGTACCCCGCAGGGACACCCTCCGGTGTCCCCGTGAAGGTCCCCTCTAGGGGACGCCGGACAGGGGCAGTCACCTGCCCCAAATCCTCAGCCAAGGATCGCACCGAACGAAAGTTCGGTGCTCTGTCGCGCCTGCGCGAGATGGAGGTCGGGCTTGTTGGAAGACGACCTCACCGAGCCGGACACGCTCCAGGATGCGATCCGGGGCGCTGTCGATCAGTGGTGCATCCGCAACGGCGGGATGGCGTTGGCGTTGATCGCTGCTGTCGACCTGATCGACCCCGACGGGGTTCCGTTGCTGTCGGTCACCCAGATGCCCGACCAGTTGACTCATCGGTCGATGGGGCTGACCGCGTATCTGACCGAGTGGTACCGCGACGACGCAAGCACCGAGATGGTGACCGCCGCTTACGGCGTGTGGGAGGACGACGACTGATGCCGCAAGGTGGGATGAACGGGCCGGGCCGGCGTGAACGCAAGCCCCGCCCGAAGGCCCGCCTTCAACGGGAGCCGGCGAAAGACAAGCTCGTAGAGCTGGTCCAGGACGGCATGACGATCAGTGGGGCCTGCGAGCGTATCGGGTACGCCCGCAAAACGTACGAGCAGTGGCGTCGAGACGACGAGCGGTTCCGGGATCGTGTCGACCAGGCCCGCCAGCTTCAGGTGGGCAAACGCTCCGACGAGGAGCGTGGGGAACGGCTCGGGTTCGCCGAGTGGCGAAAGAAGTACCTCGGGATCACCACTCCGTGGCACCAGTTGCAGTGGGTGGACATCTTGGAGGGCCGCGAACCCCGCGACCTCCATCCTTCCCAGGAATATCAAAAAGGCCGAGCCAATCGCATATTACTGAATTGCCCACCATTTCATGGAAAGTCAATTGCGCTTACAGTTGACTATTCCGTTTATCGTTTATGCATGAATCCGTCTTTTCGGATTCTGATTATCTCGGCGGGCTCCAGCCTGGCGAACGACTTCGTGTACGGCATCAAGCAGCGCCTCACCTCCCCAGAGTTCCTGGAGCTCCAGAAGGCGTATGCCCCCGACGGTGGCTGGGAGGCCACGTCGGAGTCTTGGACCGAATCACGCATCGTGTTCGGGACGAAGGTCCGTGCCGAAGGTGACGGCGCCTCCCACGAGAAGGACGCCAACGTGTTGGCGCTCGGTATGCGCTCGAAGGTCTATGGCCGGCGAGCGGACCTGATCTTCGTGGATGACGGCGTGGACGGCACGAACGTCGCGGAGTACGCCAAGCAGATGAAGTGGCTGCGCCGGGAGGTGGAGTCCCGCCTGGAGGCAGGCGGAAAGCTGGTGCTGGTCGGCACCCGCATCGCCCCGGTGGACTTGTACTCCGAGTTGATGAAGCCGGAGAACTACGCCAACCAGAAGGTCCCGTGGACGCACCTGGCGTCCCCGGCGATCCTCGAAGAAGGCAGCACCCCCACAGAGCACAAGACGCTGTGGCCGTACGCCGACATGCCGTGGGTGTCATCCGGTGAGGATGACGACACCTGCCTGTGCGAGAACACCAAGGAGTGTTCGGCGGGTGTCGAGGTCGGCGGCCACACGATGTACCCCCGCTGGGACGGGGTGCATCTGGAGATGGGCCCCAGGGCGTCGAACAACAACACCGACTGGGCGCTGATTTACCAGCAGAAGTCGGTGGCCGAGGACGCCACTTTCCCGGAGCACGCGGTGCAACGGTGCATCAACGGGGCCCGCTACTGCGGCCCGCTGCACGCCGACAAGGTGGGCCACCCTTACGGGGGGATGCACAACAAGTACGTGATCGCCGGCCTGGACCCTGCTGTGAAGGGCCACGCCGCGATCATCGTCGGTGCGGTAGACCGCGAGACGAACAAGCGGTACATCATGCACGCCTGGAACCTGAAGGCGCCCACCGGCAAGCAGCTCAAAGACAAGATGAAGGAAGTCACCCAGGAGTTCGGGGTGGACGAGTGGCGCGTCGAGAAGACGGGCCTGCTCCAGTTCTTCACCCAGGACGCTGAGCTGCGTCAGTGGTTCACCACCCGAGGGATTCGGTTCACCGAACACCTCACCGGCTGTGTCCCCACCGACGTGGAGATTCTGACCCGGGACGGGTGGAAGTCCCATGACCGGCTCTCGCCGGGCGAGGACGTGCTTACGCACAACGGATGGGAGCCGGTCGAGCACGTCAACGTGATCGACGCGCCCGAGAAGGTGTACCGGGTCGACTCGCAGAACCTTGCGTGTGACTTCACGCCCGAGCACCGCCACCTCGTGCGGTGGTCTGGCAACTCGCGGTCAGAGGAGCGGTTCGTCTCGACCGATGAGCTGAAGTCGAACACGGCCATCCGCCTCGCCCTGGACGCGGAGGACGACGGTTCGGAACGCGGAGATTTCGCCGCGATCCTTGGCTGGTACCTCAGCGAAGGGGCCGAGCGGAAGTCTGGCCTCTACATCCACCAGTCCCCCGCTGCGAACCCCGAGAAGTGGGCCCAAATCAAGGGGCACCTCGACTCGCTCGGTTGGCGCTACACGATCCACAACAACGGCGCCGGGGTTGACTCGTTCTACATCCCGAGCGGCCAGGACGCGCAACTGCGCGAGTGGGCCCCGGGGAAGCGCGTCGATGTTCGGCGTATCGCAGCGTTCACTTTTGGTGAACGCGACGCATTTATGAACGCGATGCTGCTGGGCGACGGATGCGGGGAGGTCTTCTTCTCGACCGACCTCGACAAGATCGAGGCGTTCGAGATGGCAGCCATCCTCAACGGCTACACCGTGCGGCGCTTCGAGCATGAGAACGGCAACGGCAGGTTCAAGAAGAACAAGACCTGCTGGGGTGTGCGGCGCAAGATCAAGAGGTACGCCCACGTCGCCATGCCGAACCGGCCCCTGCTTGAACTGGTTGAGGGCGAGGGGCAGATGTGGTGCCCCGCGACCCCATCCGGGACTTGGGTCGCTCGCAGCAAGGGCCGCTCGTTCGTCACCGGCAACAGCAATAAATGGGACCCGACTTTCGGCATCTCATCGTTCGCCCCACTGTTCGGTGAATACGACAAGGCGTGGGACAACCCGGCTGGTGAGTGGCGGGAGATCACTCCCCCGCTCATCGAGCTGCCCAGGCCGAACCTGGATGGCGTCAAGACGCTCATCCATCAACTCGTCACCTGGACCCCCGAGCTTGACCCGAACAAGGTGCCCTGCGACCTCGTGATGGCGTTGTGGTTCTTCGAGGTGGGTGCTCGGGAGTATCTGGGCGTCGGCAAGGGCCGCGCCTCCAATGTGGTCGCCCTCGGGCGGTCCAACCGATTCGTCTCCCCTCGAAGTGCGAAGAACCGTTCAGTAGTGAACTTCGCGGACTACCGGGGTGGAGGATTCTAGAGGTGGTCGCCAGTGTCTGATCTTTCCCGCATCACTGGGCGCGTACAGGTTGTTCGGGCGCGCAACGTGTCCCGTGACCGTGAGTACGCGAAGCTGATCGCCATTCGCCAGGGCGACTACGAGAAGGTCGCTCCCGGCCTGTTCAACACCGAGGAGTTCGACCGCCCGCTGGTGGCGAACCTCATCGACACCACGGCCCGGGACATCGCTGAGACGATGGCCCCGGTGCCGACGGTGAACTGCAACGCAGCCACATTGTCGAACGCCTCTGAGGTGACTCGGCAGAGCAAGCGCAACGCGATAGCCAACTCCTATATCCAGAAGTCTCGGCTTCAAGACCAGATGTTTGCTGGCGCTGACCGCTACGGGTCGTTCGGGTTCATGGCTTACATCATCGACCCGGACACCGAGGAGCACGCTCCCCGCATCCGTGTCGGGGAACGCGCCACAGCGCACTACGTCAAAGACTATCGAGGCAACACCGCCGAGTATTTCGAGGTGTCGCGGATTCCGATAGACGAACTGATGCTGAAGTACCCGGATCACGCTGCACAGTTGGCGGCTCACCAGAAGCGCCACACTGAAGCCACCGAGGTTGAGGTGGTCGACTGGTACGACAAGGAGCGCAGGCTCCTGTTCGTGCTAGACCCGCAGATCGTGCTGGTGGACTTGCCTTCCCCGTTGCCGGGGAAGTGTCCGGTGCGGATCGTGGAGCGACCCACGATCACCGGGCAGGGCCCGCGTGGTCAGTTCGATGACGTTATCTGGGTGCAGGTCGCCCGGGCGTTGCTCCAGATGTACACGATGAGCGCCATTGAGCGTCAGGTGAACGCCCCGCTGGTCGTTCCGATGGACGTGAACGAGATGGAGATTGGCCCGTTCGCGGCCATCCAGACCGACGGGCAAGTCACCACCGTCCCGCTCCAGATCAGTCCGGCGTTGTTCCCTGAAGGCCAGGTGCTGGCCCAGGAGCAGCGGATGGGTTCCCGGTACCCCGAGGGGCGCACCGGTTCCATCGACGCCTCGGTCATCACCGGCCAAGGCATCCAAGCCTTGAACGGTGCGTTCGACACTCAGGTGGCGACGTTCCAGCGGCTCAACGCTTCGGCTATGGAAGATGTCATCTCGATGTGTTTCGAGATGGACGAGCATCTGTGGCCGGACTTGAAGAAGACGTTCTTCATCAGGGACAACGGTTCCCCGTTCAAGCTGGAGTATCAGGCTGGCAAGGACATCGCCGGGGACTACACCTGCGATGTCACCTATGGGGCCATCGCCGGACTGGACGCTAACCGGGGTCTCATCTTCATCCTCCAGGCCCTGGCTGGCGGGCTGGTGTCCAAGCAGACGGCACGCAAGACGTTGCCGGTGGACATCAACCCCTCCGAGGAGGAGCGGGCTATCGGCTTGGAGCAGATGGACGACTCCATCGCTGCGGCCTTGGCTGCGTTGCCGCAGGCGATCCCGCAGATGGCGATGGGTGGGATGGACCCGCGTGAGCTGGTCCAGCAGATCACCGAGATTCGCAAGCTTGTCGCTAACGGCAAGTCTCCTGCGGAGGCTGCGGAGAAGGTGTTCGCACCGAAGGAAGACCCGCAGGCTGAGGCGCCTGCGCCGGACCCTCTGGCTGAGGCTCAGGCTGGCGGCGCTGGCCTGCCTGGCGCTGGCGGTGGTGGCGCTTCAGACATGCTGATGATGCTTGCCGGGGTCGGCGCCGGAGGCGACCCGAACATGTCCGCGAACGTGAGTCGCATGATCCCGATGTAAGGCGTCGCCTTACCTTCACCCGAATAAAGGAGATGCCTTCAATGGCTGATTTCAAGACCAACAAGGGCGGCACCCAGTCTTCGTCCGCACTATCTGCTGAGCCGTGTGACGACAGCAAGACCCCAGTGACCGGCTTCGACCAGGCCCCGCTTGGGGCGGGTGCCGAGTTCGGCGCCCCGGGTCCGGGTGTCGGGAACACGCGCTCCGGGATCAAGTAGACCCCGACCCAGCACGACTTGCCCATTCCCGCTTAGGCGGGTTGCTACCGGCCTGTTGCCGGGTCCAGGCGGGCGCTAGACCCGGCACTCATTCTTTCAAGGGAGGCTGAACGATGGCACGAGGCGGCTATAGGCAGCCCTCCAATCCGGCTGCCGTGTCGGGCCCGGGTGCGCTCTCGCAGAAGGTGTGCATACGGTGCGGCGAAGCGAAGCCGCTCGACGCCTTCAAGAACCGTGCCGGGGCAGCCGACGGGAAGCGGAACGACTGCCGGGCCTGCTCGTGGCGCCGTGAGGAGTTGCGACGGGGGCGCCCCGAAGTCCGGGCGCGCATCCTTGCCGCACAGCGCGAGCGCCGTCGGCGCAACTACACGCCCGAGTCCGGGCGGGCTCGGAACATTTCCTTCCGGTTTCGGCTAACGGCAGAGGACTACGCCTCCCTGCTCGCGGACCAAGGTGACGCCTGCGCCATCTGTGGCTCCGAGCCGGAGCCTGGGACCCATCTCGCAGTCGACCACGACCACTCGTGCTGCCCTCCGCCAAAGAAGCGAACGTGCGGGGCGTGCATACGCGGCCTGCTGTGCTCTGGCTGCAACAAGGCCCTCGGGGGATTCAAGGACTCGCCCGACCTTCTCTCTGCTGCAATCCGATACCTGACGGAGACTGCCAATGGCTGACGGACGCGGCGGCTACCGCCGCCCTGGCAACCCGGCGCCCGTATCCCCACCAGGCGCCCTTTCGCAGCGCACCGACGGTGGCCCCACGCAGGCGGGCATGGTCGCCCCTGGCGGCGAGTACGGGGAGCGCCAGGAGATGGAAGGGATGCAGGCCGGTGCCGCCATGCAAGGCGGCGGTGGCGGTGCAGCCGACCTCGTTCCGATCAACGCCCCCTCGGCGATGCCGGACCAGCCGATCACGGCTGGCGCACCGGTCGGTGCGGGCGTCGGCCCGCAGGCCGCTGGCATCCCCACCGAGGAGCAGGCGTCGGTCGAGCAGCTGCGTCCGCTGCTGCCTTCCCTGGAGTTCATCGCCAACCTCCCCCAGTCCAACCCGGAGACCCGGGCGTTCGTCCGACGGTTGAAGGCGGCTGTGTATGGCTGACATCTGGGGTTCGATCAAGAACACCGCAGAGTCGCTTGGTGGCGCGATTGTCGCGCCCGCTGGTGCCGTGTGGGACTTGGCGTCGGCGCCGTTCGATGACGAAGACGACGACTTCGGCACGATCCTCAACAAGCTCGCCGGTCGTGCCGGCGACGTGCTGGACCCGCTGCTGAACGAGGAGACCTTCACTGGCCTCGGGTTCTCCAAGGCCATGCAGGGCTTGGAGTACGTGTACCGCGAAGGCGTCTCCGAGCCGCTGTCCACCGGCATCACGCAGACGGCAGCGGCGTTCGACCAGCGCAACCCTGGCGTGCTGTTCGATGCGGAGTCGTGGGCCAAGGCGTACGACGTTGCCCAGAACCGCAGCATCGGCCAGTCGATGGCCGTGCTGAACGCCGAGGCCCCGTTCATGCTGGGCCTGAACTCCGGCCAGTGGGCTGTGCAGGGCGCGATGAGCGACCCGATGGATGACCGTGCCTACCGGCAGATCAACGAGGGCCTGGGGCTCCAGTCCACCGTGCTCTCTGGCGGCATGGACTTCCTTGCCCGCTGGTATCTCGACCCCGGCATCGTGGTCGGCAAGGGTGCCTCCGCCGTCAAGGCGAAGGCGCAACGTCGAGCCCTCTCCCCCGAGGAGCGGGTCGACCTGTTCGACCGGATGCACACCGCAAAGGCGGAGAAGCTTGGCCTTCCCGTCTTCGGCGGGAAGTGGACTGAGCGTACGGACATCTCCACCCGCACGGAGAACTACCTGCGGTGGATCAACGAGGCGGGCGACGGCGGTCGCCCCTTGAACGCTGCCGAGATTTTCGCTGGCTCCCCGGAACTGGCGCGCACCACCAATGGTCGCGCCATCGCTGGCCTGCTTGCTGACGCCGGGCGTCTATCGGAGGTGCCGGAGGAGTTCGGTCGCAGGGCTGTGCTGGAGGGCCAGGTCAAGGCCCGCAACGCCCAGCGCCGCATCCTTGCGGTCGCTGCTGGCGACGAGTCGCAGATCAAGCGACTGGAGTCGGAGATTGTCGACGCCGGTCACATCGCTGACCAGTTGAAGAACATGCTGCGTGGCACCACCCTGGAGCTGAAGACTCAGGCGCTGGTTCCGTCGGCCCGCACCAACCCGGCGTTCATTGCCGACCTGGAGCGCCAGCTCGGGAACCTCAACTCCGAGAAGGCTATTGACGAGTTCGTGACCGGCTGGGAGGCGCGTCAGCGCATTCTGTCCGAGCTTGCTGGTGGGCTGAAGGAGCTTCCCGGTACGAGCGCCACGGGCCGCAGGGCCCTCGGTCGAGAGCAGGGCAAGGGCGCCCTCATCGGGGACGGCACAGCGAACACCGGCAACGCTGCACTGGACACTGTGGTCACCAAGACCGCTGAGGTTGCCCGCAAGCCTGGCACCGTGCTCCGCGCACGACAGGAGTCGGCGTCGACCATCTACGCCAAGGGTGCCTACGGCATCCCGCTGCTGGTGGTCAACACTGTCGGCCTCGCTGCCTCGCCGTGGACGAAGGCGCTGCCGAAGGGCATCAACGCCCTCCGCACCTCGCAGTACCACGGCATCGCCAACCTGCACGACTGGGACGGCTCCACCATCCAGCTCGACTCGATGATGCGAGTCGCGCAGGTCGATGACGCCAACCGGATGGCTGTGCTGTCCGAGGCCGCGCTCGCCCGGAACGAGGCGGAGCGCCAGCGGATCATCGTCAAGGCCGAGAACCTGTCGATGAAGCGGCTGGCTGAGCGGTGGAGCGAGAAGGTTGGTCAGGAGATTGACCGGGGCTTCATCGAGGAACTGATGATGCGCCAGAACGGTCACCGTTCTGCTCGGCTGACTGCTGCCAAGGGCCGCGCCTACGCGGCCACCCAGATGGACCCCGCTGCCGGTGCCGCTCTCGGCACCCGGGTGGCCGACTCTGCTGTGGACCAGGCGACTGCCGCTGCCTCCCGTACGGACTCCAAGTGGTCCCTGCGGGTGGACCAGATCAGCGACGACGGCGTGCCTGTGGCACTGCCGCTGCTGGAGACCCAGCTGGGCAACGTCGTCCCGATGGTCGACGTGAACCTGGCGGAGAAGGCGCTGTCCCGTGAAGGGTCGCGCCTGTCTCGGATGTCTCGTGCGTGGCGTGAGAACGAGTACGAGATTGACCGCTTGTCCCGCATGAAGGCTCCGGCTGGTTCGGCTGTCGCCAAGGCTTTGGAGGCGCGGCGTGCCGCGACCGACATGCTGCTGGACGTGGCTGCCACCGGCACTCGGGTGTGGAAGTTCTCGGTGCTGATGCGCCTGGGCTACCCCATCCGTGTGGTCATGGACGACCACATGCGTATCTGGACCCAGTTGAACGCCATGTCGTTCTATGGCGACAACGGCACCGAGGCTGCCAAGAACCTCTGGTACAACAAGGTTACCCGCAACCGGGAGGCATCTGTGGCTGCGGCCCAGATGCGTTTCCAGCGTCGGGAGTTGTTGGACCAGGCGGAGGCGGCAGGCCTTGCCGGCTACGACGACTTGTACCGCGAGGCGCGGTCCCTGCACCGTTCGATCAACAAGAAGCGGTACTGGGTCAACCAGTGGGAGAAAGACGGCAGCCCGGAGTCGCAGGCGAAACTGCGCGAGGCACGGGAGTGGCTGGCGGAGAAAGAGTCTGCCCGCAACAACCTGCTGGAGCAGTTGCCCGACGAGTCCCCGTCGGAGCTGCGGAAGCGTGCAGGCGAGTTGGAGAAGCAGCTTGCTGACTTCGAGAAGGCGCCGAAGAAGACTGTCGGCACCCAGTCGTTCCGGCTGAACGGTGTCGAGTACGACGGCGCGTTCGCCACCCCGTCCGGTGAGGCGATGCGTGAGGCATCGCGCTCCCAGGCCACGTTCGACGCGGTGTTGCAGACCGGCGAGGAAGCCTCCTACATGGGGCTGACCGCTAACCGGTCGCACCGCATCGTGCAGCCCGGGGAGCGCGGTCACCTTGAAGCGTGGGCTTCGGCGGTGAACTTCCAGTTCCGGCAGTCCGAGGCTGCGATGCACTTCGTCAACGGCGGCAACGTCGATGACTTCGTGAAGTGGTTGGGGAAGCCCCAGCAGAAGCATCTGCGGGAGCGGCTGCCGCACTTCGCGCACGACCCCGAAGATTGGGGTCACCGCATCCAGCAACTGGTGGACGACTACCTGCCGACGGCGGAGCTGCGCGAGCAGGTCGCCAAAGGTCAGGTCACTACCGCGACGTTGCGGAAGACGGTCGGGCCCGACATGGGGCCCGCCGTGCATGGTGCTGTGGTTGGCGACAACCTCGGCATCTCTGCTGCGGTGACGATGGCCGGCAAGGCGATGAATCGGGTGATGAAGGCCCTGGCGGAGACGCCGACGGATCGGCTTTCCCGCCACCCGTACTTCAACTCGATGTACAAGGTGCACGTCCAGGAGCAGCACCAGCTGCTCACTCTGGCGAAGCGGAAGTCTGGTGGGCCGGTTCGGTTCACCGAGGCTGACCGTCAGCGAGTGATGGCCCAGGCGCGCAAGATGGCGATGCACGACCTGAAGCGCACCCTGTTCGACATCTCGGCGCACTCCAGTGCGGCGCATGTGATGCGGTTCGTGTCTCCGTTTTTCGCGGCGCACCAGGAGTCGCTGGCTCGTTGGTGGCGGATCGTCGGGGATGACCCGTCGATCATCCGCCGCTTCCAGCAGGCGTTCGACATGCCCCGCAAGTTGGAGCTTGTCGTCAACTCCGAGGGTGAGCTGGTCGAGTCCGGCGAAGGTATCTCGACCGACCACCGTCTGTTGCTCCAGTGGCCTGCCGCTTGGGGCGGCAAGAAGATCGAGACGTTCGAGCTGGAGGACGGTCGCAAGATCGTCATGGACCCCACGTCCATCTCCAAGTGGACGCTCGGGGAGAACTCGTTCAACCTCGTCCTCCAGGGCGGGTTGATGAACCCGGGCGCCGGTCCTGTGGTGTCGCTCCCTGCCGAGTATCTGGCAGCGAAGTACGCCAACGAGGAGGAGATTGCTCGGGTGGCACGGGTGTTCAACCCGTTCCCGCCCGGGGCTCCGACCGATGTGCTGTGGCCTGCCACGTTGAAGCGGTTCATGGCTGCGGTGCAGGGCGAGGGCAACCGGGAGTACAACACCCGGTGGCGGCAGAACATCTCGGACATGTCCACGGACTTCCTGTTGGAGAACGGCAGGGAACCCACGGAGTCTGAGGCTGAGGAGCTGCGGGTCCGCGCTGGTCGCCTGACCAACACGGAGATGTGGCTTCGGTTCGCCAACAACATGTTCTCTCCGGCCCCGGCTCAACCGGGGTCGAAGTACGCAGCCATCACTAACGCTTGGCGACAGATCAGTGACCTGTCCCGAGACAAGGGTTACGGATACGAGTGGGCTATCGAGAAGTTCAAGGAGCGGTACGGCGAGGCATACATGCCGCTCATCTACTCGACGTTCAACAACCCGACCGGCATCGACATCTCCATCGAGGCGGTGTCTGCGTTCAAGCAGCACCGTCCCCTGTTGGGGAAGGTGGACTACCGGCTGCACAAGGGCGTCATGGGTGCCGACGGCAAGGGCGAATGGTCGCCCGAAGCCCGCGTGTTCTTTATGAACCAGCGGGTTCGACCGGGTGACTCGGAGACGTACCTGTCGAACGACGACCCGCGTACGGCGCAGATCGAGCATCAGGTGAAGCGAGGGTGGGACCGCTACGCGGGCCTCACCGCTCAGCTTGACCTTGTTGCACAGCAGGCAGGGCTCACCACCTACCGCGAGTCGGAGGTGCTGATGCAGGCTCGACGGGAAGCCGTCGAGCAACTGAAGGCCGAGAACTACGCCTGGGGCGAGGAGTGGGATTCGTTCAACCCGAACGAGTTCGACTCTCTGGTGGACGACCTGGAGCGTGTGGCGTTCGAGTCGAAGCTCGGCAAGGACTCCATGCGCGGGGATGTGCGGGTGCTCCAGCAGTATCTCGCTACCCGCGCCCAGGTGCTGGAGTACATGGAGGCTCGCCGCGAGGCGGGGCTCACCTTCTCCCCGGACGCCCAGGACATGGCTCCGGTCATGGAGGAGTTCACCCGGGTGGTCGGTCAGCTTGTCGAGTCGAACACCGAGTTCGATGAGTATTGGTTCCAGGGTTTGTTGGAGCGCGACCCGCTCCTGACAGGAGAGGTCGGCTGATGGTGAACCAGATTGACAGGCCCATCGCGGACGCCCTCCAGCGTCCGGCGCAGGCGCTCCTGTCGGTGATCCGGGGTGCGGCGAGTGGCGGGG